CTGGTCCTCATGAACCGCCAGCAGACGGATTATCGTGCCCGCCACCGCCACCGCCACCTGCATAAGTTACCGGTGATCCTGAAATAGTATAAGTAAGGCCAGCACCTCCTGGTCCTCCAGGCTGATTAGGTGTTCTGCTAGTTCCTGCTCCTCCTGCTCCTCCGCCTCCTGCTCCAGGTCCTGGAGATCCTTGTGTAGAACCTCCTGGATTTCCAAATCCAAAAGTGCCTGAGTCTCCTGGTTGAGATGGTTGTGTACCTGTACCAGGCCCGTGTGGTCCTGGCCCGCTTCCGCCGCCGCCTGATCCACCTGGATGACCTGCGTTTGCGCTTGTCCATCCTCTGCCGCCACCACCGCCGGCTATTGCCGTTAATACTCCTGTAGGTGAGTTAAATACTGAATTACTTGCTGCTGGAGGTTGTGTACCATCAGTTACAGCACCTCCTCCACCACCAACTGTTACTGGTATTGAAGAGCTTGCTGACACTGGAAAACCAGGTCTAAAAATTAATCCGCCACCGCCACCGCCACCTGCGTGTTGTGAGCCTGAACCGCCTCCACCAGCTACAACCAATACATCAACTGATGTTGTAGTTGCTGGTACTGAAAATGTTCCTGGTGAATTAAAAGTTGTTATAACAGCATCTCTTGTTGTAATACTAAATTGTCTAAGAGATACGTTTGATGCTGCATCTCTTGCTGATATTGTAAATGTACTTGTTTGGGTTCCAGAACCTGTTGTTGTTCCTGTAATTAATCCTGTGCTTGAACTTAAAGAAGCCCAAGATGGTAAAGTACCACTACTTACGCTATATACAATTGCACCGCCTTCAGGATCAGTACCGCCAGCACTCACACTTACTGAAGCACCATCATTTGTAAAATTACCTAAACTACCTGCAGCATTTGTAAAAGTAACTGCTTGATTTACATTGATTTGATTATCTAATACAGCAAAAAGACCTGATACGTTTTCTACTTTTACATCATAAGGATCTAAAGAATTTGAAAATAATACTTTTTGATTTACTGTAGCTGTAATTGATGATTGAGAGGTAACGTTAACAGTATTGGCCGTAATAACTGAACCATCTGTTCCTATAAATGTAACTGTAGCACCTGCAGAAAATAAACTACCTGTAATAGCAAAAGTAATTGATGTTGATGAATCCGGAAATTGTGATGTTAATACATTTGTAGGAGTAATTGCTGTTACAGTTGGAGGAGCATCGACTGATTTCCAAAGAACACCAGTATAATATTCCATCAAAGCTGTTTGTGAATTAAATCTTATTGTACCAGCACCAAAAGAAGTATCTCTTTCAGCAGTTGTACCAATTGAAATACGCTCACCAAGTGTACCTGTAAATTTTCGGTTTTTTCCTGTAAAATCTCTTAAATCTGCCATAGTTTAATTCTCTCTTTTATTTATATTAGATATTGTTTACTAATTTCCATCCATAAGTTGCACCAGTATATACTAAAACAATACCTGTATCTTCAACTGCTAACACTAAATTTTCAGTTAATCCCATTATTTTTGCACTATTTCTATCAATTGTACAATTGTTTGTATCAAAAGTACCTGCTAAATCTATAATACTTATCTGGTCTCCTACTTGTGGAGAAGCTGGTAAAGTAATTGTTTTAGCTCCGCCTGAAGTATCTACAAAATAACGGTCATTAGCAGCAATAGTAATACTTGTTGATGTTGAAGCCCAAGGATTACCACCACCTAAACCTGTCCATTGTGTACCATTGTAACCTTCCCAAGTTACTAATGATGAGTTATATCTAATACCACCTGTTTTTAAATTTCCACCTGTAGGTCTTTGTGCAGTTGTACCTGTTGGTGGAACAAAATGGCCTGTTCCCATTTGATCTCTTTGTGTATAACCTACTATTGCAAATTCTGTAGGTACAGCTGTGTTACTATTTCCTGATAATGTTTCATCAGTTGAAAATTCATTAATAGTAGCACCTAATTGAGCACCAATAGAACCAAGTTGTAATTCAGATAATCCTGAAAGGTCAAAAGCGTCAGCATTTAAAGTTGCAATACCTGTTGCCTGTTGAATACGGAATAAATCTCCTACTCTAAAATCTCCTTCTTGGTCAGTAGAAACAAAGTAAACACGGCCTCCATTTGTTTCATCTACTTCATCAGTTTGATCTGATGGTTGACTAGGAATTCCTGGATAATTTGTATCAGCGGCACCTCCTGTACCAACACTTAAAAAGTCGTGGCCCGTTAATCGGACGTTAGAGAAATTTCTTGTAACTAAAGTTACTTCACCATTTTCTATAGCGCCGTCAATATTTGTTACACTGTCTGTTAATCGTATTGTTGCTGTACCAGCTCCTGTATTTTCTTCACTTACAGCATTGACACGATAGTATCTTGAATTACCTGCAAATTTAACGTTTGCACCTACTGTTATCAATCCTGTTGATGTTAACGAAGTTGTTCCTGATTTAACTGTTATTAATGGACCAGTTTGCCCTTGATTAGCTACGTTTGTAGAATCTGAGGGACCAAATGAAGGACTTAACTGTACTTGAAATGTAGACGAATCTTCTTTAGTGATAGTTATAGTTTCACCTTTTTGAAAATTTCCTGTTCTATTTTTAATATGTAAATTATCTAATGATATATTATATCTAAAAAATGTAGCAGTTGCTCCTGATGTATTTCCTACAATTGTAGCATTACCTGAACCATTTGTAGAAATAGAATTTGAAATATCTGTTTCTGTTGCTGGACTAACAAAAGTAGCACCAGAATATCTTAACATATCTCCGTTACCTTGAATATTAATAGGTGTTTCAGCAACTAATTGACCATCAGCAACAGCACCTTGTTCTCCATAACAAGAAGAACCGTTTAGACTTCTGATAAAACCTCCTTCAGAAGCAAAATAAGATTTATTACAGAAATAAGTAAAGCAAGAAACCATTTCTGCTCTACCATTACCGTGACACCAAATACCTATACCATCAGAATTAATTTGTGTAAAGTGTGTTCCTAAAATTGATTTATTACTTGAAGCGTTTGTATGTAAAAGTCCATCTATTTTTATACCAACAGCGTTAGCATTTATAGATGTCATATCTTGTAAATATGGAGATTGAGTTAAAATAGCTCCTTCAGGATCCAATGAAGCAACAACTGCACCTCCAAAACCGGTGTTAGCACTTAAATGTGTAGAAGTACCGGTCATACCTCTTAAAGTCATTAATCGTAAATTTGTACCATCATTTAATAACCACATATAAGAAGCATTGTTTGCTTCTAAAGATGCAACTGTAATTGTCAAAGTTCCTGTACCACCACAACCAATTGCAGCGGCTGTCAGTGTAGAAGTATCTGATGCCGTATAATTATAACCGCCGTGATAAACAGCACAAGCAGAAACAACATTACCTGCTATCGTTACATTAACAACAAGACCAGCTCCACCTAATGAAGATACTAAATTTGTAGGATGTTTATACAAATAAGTGCCATTCGTAGCACCTGAAATTGTAGACGATCTTGTAATAGTTGCAATTGTTGTTGAATTTCCTGAAGCAGGTCTTACCTCGACAGCTCGTAATGCTTCACCTCTTACTGATACGTTAGCAGGCACCACTAAAGGTAACTGTTCTTGATACGATCCTGCTTTTACCCACACCATATCTCCAAATCCCACATTACCTATTGTCAAAATTAAATTTGTAGCACCACCTAAAGTAGAAGCTCCATTTAATGTAATTGTGTCGCCGACTGCAAAGTTTTTACCTCCGTTTACTACTGTTACATTATTAATCGTAGGTGTTGTAGAACCATCTAAGGTAACTCTAACAGTTGCACCTGAACCTGAACCAGAAGTAGTTGTTACTGAAACATCAAAAACGCCACCTGCGCCTCCTGTTCCTCCTGATATAGAACTAAAATCTAATATGTCATTTTTATTTGCGGCCGCAAGAGCTGCTTTAATTGTTTTATAAGGTAAAGTTTTTCCGTCTGTAGCTGTACTATCATTTCCTGTGTTAGCAACATATAAAACGTTTCTACTACCTTCATCATATCTCCACTGAGGTATTATGCCATTCGAAGTTAAAATAGAACCTGCTGGTCCTAAATCTAATCTTGCAGGAGCACCTGAAGCATTTGTGATAATCATATCACCAGGTTCAGACATTACGTTTCCTTCATCACCTGCTGCTACAACTTCCCAAACTGTTACATCAGTGCCTGGTGTTATACCGGCCTGTCTATCTTTTTTCTGTATGTAAGAAGTTCCTTCGTATCGTACAACTTCACCAATTAAATATGATGTGCCTGAAGAATATGTTCCTTGAAATTTAAAACCTGTGCCAACCAAATCCCAATAAGATGAGTTTACAGCTCCTGTAGCTTGTACAGCAGGATATTGATTTGAATGATTTGCATTTGCTACGTAAGAGTTACCTCCGTAATTTACAACATCTCCTGTTTTATAAGAAGTGCCGTGTGAATATACTCCAGTAGGATTGTAACCTGTTGTTATAACGTCCCAAAACGAGTTATCTGTAGGTGTATTTCCTGAACTTGGTGTAGAATTTACATATACGTAAGTGTAACCTCCATAAGTTACAACATCACCGTCTTGATATGTTGTACCTGAATTGTATGAATCTTCCCATTGTAGGCCTTCTGTAAATACTTGCCAGTTTGAACCAATTGCAAAAGAGCCGCCTGATGTATGTTGTAATATACAACGATACTGATAAGCACCGTATTTAACTAAATCATTTAATTTATAAAATGTAGAACCTACCCAATCACCTTTAAAGAACAGGCCTTCTGTGTGTAATGAATATTTTGAAGCAGTTAAATCTGTATAAAAATTTGCAATAGTAGATTGAGATGTATGATTTTCAGTAACAACGTATGTGTTACCACCATATTTTACTATATCATCAATAAGATAAGCTGTTGAGGTAGCCCAATCGCCTCTCCATTTAAATTTAAGTCTACCTAGTTTAAAATCTGCCATTTTTGAACCTTATTTTATTCTACTATTTATAATCATTTTTAGTTTAGACACTCCAAGTAGTGTTATTTACTGTAGCTGTCGATTCGAATGTGGTAAAGTCGTCAGTTGGTATAGCTGTTAATCCTTTACTTACATTTTCTCTTTTAATCAAATAACCATTACTATCTAAAAAGTATGTTGCTTCACCATCTTCAAAAATATATTGTTGATATAAGTCTGAAGTATTGTTTTTATATTCTTTTGCTAATAATCCTACTGCTATTTGTGCATTATTAATAGGAGCTACTGTAAACGTCAATGTAGGCCTAGAATATGACCATTGTGTGATATAAGTTTGTTCTACATTATTAACAAAAACTTTAATTCTACTAGCATCTGCTACAGGAGGACTCAATGTGTAAGTTAATATTGCACCATTACCTGTAAAATATTGTACAGAAGAAATAGTTTCTTCGGCATCAACATAACTTCCACTTGTAGGTAATTGCGTATCACCTGGTTGGCCGTTAGATAAATCTATTGTTGTTGTTGAATCTTTATTTAATTTTGTATAATATAATAATCCTTCAGTTGTTCTTCTAAGTCCGTGAAAGGTCTCAATTGTTTGTGTTGAACTTGGAACAACGTAACTTAAAAAGGCCATTAATTAATCTCCAATATACTAGCAAAAACTTCTACATCAGGAGAAGTTGAGTCTTCATTTAATTCAGCAACAATTCTAATAATATCGTTTGCTTCTAAATTTATAGGTTTGTCTAAAACTAAAGTGTTTTCTATAGGAACTTGCAAAGATTTTCCAATGTGTCTAAAAGTTGTTCCACCATCAACAGTTACTTTTACATCTACGTTGGCAACATTTGTAGAACTTTTATTTGAAATATATAAAGCGTGAATAACGGCCACTGTAGCTGATGGACAAGTGTATAAATTTGCACTTGAATTATCAGAAGTGATTACTGCCATACCTGCATTTTTAAAAGAACTTGCCATTTTTTATATTATCCTCCGAACACTATAGAGTATGCTAAAGCATCTCCGTCCATAGCAACAGTACCACTTTGATTAGGTAAAGTTATTACTCTATCTACTGTAGGTTCTGCAACTGTTAATGTAGTTTCAAAAGCATTTTCAATATTTCCTTCAAATACTAAATCTGCACCATTTAATATAATATCGTTTGTAGTCGTAGCACCAATATTTGTAACACCTTGAAGTGTAACTGCACCAGCACCACCAACTTCTTTTATTATGTTACCAGAAGTTTTAGTGTAAAATTTACCGTCAGTTATATTAAGTGCTATTTCACCAACTTCTAATTGACCTGTTGTAGGTATTGAAGCTGCTACTTCTGAGCGTTTTGGTTTTAATACAGTTGTCATAATAAATTATTTTTTAAATATATTTTTTAATCTATCAATATAATTGTAATTTCTTCTATCTTCTTTTTTGCCTAAACTGTAACCAATCAAAAATGATCCGGCCATAACTGTAAGTATTGCTATGATGTGCCAAGCTAAAAATGCCATTAATATGTTCCTCCGTCTATTGTTGTTATTGCTACTGAACCACTTGTAACTAAAAAGTTTGCAGTAGGGAAAAAAGCAACTCCAGCGTTTGAAGCTGTTGCTAATTCTCCTGATATTGTAATTCTGTTTTGTGATACTGTTGTATTAATTCCTTCACCTGCTAAAAATTCTAAAGTTTGTTCTAATAAAACTTGTCCTGTAGTTGAAGATTCATCCGATATATTAATAAATGGATTTGCAAGTTTATTTCTTGTAATAGAACCTGCTAACATAGCATTTGTAATACCTAAAGCTTTTACATTTAAAGCATCACCAGTAATTTCTATTGAACTGTTATCTACAGCTACGTCTAGTTGATTGCCTGATTTTGTTAAAGCAGCACCTGCTACGATTTGACCAGCACCTGAAAATTGTTCAAATAATATTGGACTAGTACCTATAGAAGTTGTTACTTCTGTTTGAACGTAACCGTTTGAACCATTTAATGTTCCTTCAGTTACAAATAAGAAATCTCCACTTGCTATTTCTGTTGTCGTATTAAAATCAACAGCTCTTGTTAATATTGTTAAAGTTGCATCAATAGTATAGATACCGTTATGAGCTGTGTTTGCTTGATCTTTAACTAAAATTCTATCTCCACTTTGAACTGAATAAGTAGTATCTAAAGTTGTTAAAGCGTTTTGTAATGTTAAAGTTGCACCTACACCTGAAGTACCATTATCGTAAGTAACTGTGCCGCCAGTTAAAACAGCAAGTGTATTAGTTGTAGCGGCTTTAGTAGAAGCGTGAACGTGTAGTCCTTCTGCAATTGCATCAACGTAAGATTTGTTAACTAAAGATTGTGCTGTAAATCCTGCACGATTTTCATAACCTGCT